AAAACAAATTGAGATCACGACCTAGATTGCTTGATGGTAGTAAAGGCAAATACAGTGAACAGCAAATCGAAGAACTGTCAGAATTCTTTAGCGATGGTGAACTTGATTCTGTTCGTCCCGGAGTGAACGTAGACACAACTATCAGGGCATGTTGTGGAGGAAGACCAATGTGTACAAATCGAGAACTTAAGACACATCAAATGTTCGTTCCACGTGGTCCTTTAGGATATAAAGGATGGACCTGTTCCGCTAATCAATTCTTTATTTTTGGTAACAATGTCACGGGCCATTATTTCACTAACAAGGATTGTCATGTGAGACTGGATGGTAAGACAGGACCCATAGCCAATGTTCATACCATGGATCAATATACGGCAAGACTGCGAGAACAGATCAAAGAAACAGGTGCACCTCCAGTTTTGACATGCGCCCAAGACGAATGCCATTGCGGCACCTGTGCACCAAAATCTAGATCTCCCGAAGGGCTAACTGAAATAATGAAGGTTTATAACACTACCACGCGTTCGCAATAGGACTTTTCTTCACCACGGCCAACACAGAGCGGAATTCGCCAAGATGTTCTGGGGCCTTTATTTCATCAAACTTGTTCGATACGCTCCAATCCTGGATGGGGTTGTAGTACACCCGATCCACGTTATGGGATTCGGCCAGTTCCAACATCAATGGCATCTCTCTCCAGTTGTCTCTCTGCACCACCATGTGTAGATGCAGGTCAAATCCGTGTTTAGACTTTAGCTCTGTGACAAATTTAAGATTCTCTTTCATCTTGCTCCATCTACCTCCCCTACGCAATTTCTCATAGGTTTGCTCGGTGGCACCATCGATGCTTATGTTCAGGGTCTTGAGATTGTTGAATATGTGTGTGACCCTGTGGTACATCTGTTTGATCAAAAGCCCATTGGTCTGCAAGGTGTATGATAGATTTGGTAGGTCAGGTACCCGACGCATGAAGTACCTGTAGACCAGGCTAGCAAAAGGATCTCCATCTGATCCTATGTGTATGTTCAACTGTCCGGAACACTTGCCTATGTAGTCTATGATCTTGTCTATGAGCAACATCCTGCGGGTGAGCGATCTCCCCCCTTTTAAGAAAATTTTATCTAGGCGACAACTGGGACACGCTAGATTGCAACTGTCGTCCACCGCCAGCCTTATCTCACGCAGGCGTGTGGCTGGACGGTCGGTGGACCAACCCACCCTTGACAGGTCCATGAGGTACATGCACTGTTTGTCGTTGCAGTACCGATACGAACCGTCCGTTATGCTGTTCCTGATCTCACGGGCCATGTCCGAGTCCAGTATGTCTGATAGGGAACTGACCTGCAGGTTCCCTATGCTCTGTGGCAACCAGGCGGTGCACTCACATGCGAAACAACTGCCGTTCTTGTCCACCAGCACCGTGTCGAATGGCCTAGGACACATCTTGTCCAGGCCGAGGTGCTTGGTGGTGTCTATGCCATAGTGTTGGAACAGCCGGTGGTTGATCATTTGGCGGGGTCGGTGATCATGTCCAGGGTGAGTGGTCTACCCTCATCTGGTTTCTCTACCTGCATTGATTTCTGTTTCTTGGAAAGCCTGCGCTGTTCCCGTTCGTGTTGTTTCTGAAGTTTCTTAGCACCCCTAGTGTTCTTGTAGTCGTAGTGTATGCCCATGATTCAGCCTCCTGTTTGTACCCGTAATTATACACTGGAATGACGCCACGGTCAATTGTTTGGTAATTTTATTTGCATATTATGGTTGTGTTTTTGATAAATATGCCTTACAATCCAGAGCGGTCACAAGGCCAGTGATCGCACACGCTCTCACCGACACTTGTTGGTGCTCGCGTTTACATAAACCTTATAGAGAAAAAATATAGGAGATCAATCTATAATGAAAATTACTAAGAACAAATGGACGATAGGTGCGGCGATCGTAGTCGCGGCTATCGTTTTATGGGCGGTGTTCAAACCGGCCCCAGCCGAAGCGGCCAAGATGGAAGTGTATGGTTCACTGAACTACATGATTTCAAACAACGAGAATGCTTCAGGCGTGGCAACAGCAAAAGCAGAGAACAACGGTTCCAGCATTGGTGTTGACTTTTCAAGCAACATCGCAGAGGGCATCGACGGCTTCGCCAAGTTAGAAGTGGACATCGACGCGGATGACTCTGGTTCCACACCTTTCGATTCAAAACTGGCCTTCGCCGGCGTTGACATGGGTGGAGCAGGTGTGCTATCAGCAGGAAGACAGAACTCTGTGTTCAAGGGCGCTGTCACATCTAAGACAGATGTGTTCCCAGAATACGGCGGAAGTGCCGCACAGAAACTGTTCAGCAGGGACTCACACACAGTGATCTACTCTAACAGCATCGGTGCAATCCAGTTCGACAACTTGGTAAAAGTTGACGGTACAACTGGTAAATCAGGCGTTGACGTGTACGAGACTGCGGCCTCTATGGACATCAGCGACAACCTAAACGTGGGTATCGCCTACACAGATGACAAAGTGAACAACATCGAGTACAAGGGTGTTGGTGCATCATTTGACATCACAGATGCCACAACGATTGGTTACAACCACACAATCAAGACAGTGGAATCGACCAACCTTGACACCAAAGCCAACGAGTACGTTGCCTCACACACAGTGGGAGACACGACGTTCTCAGTGGGTTACGGCAAAGTCAAGAGTGGTACTGCCTACACAACAGTTGGAGCCGAGAAGAAGATCGGTGACAACTTCAGCATGTATGCTGGTTACGAGATGACTGACGTAGTGTCAGGCACAGACACGGCAGACATGGCGGCTGGAATCAAGTTCACATTCTAGTTCACAAACACAGTGGAGCCGATCGAGATCAGAGATGGTCAAGGTCGGCTTTACGCTTTTTAACGCGTTCGCGTTATTTCTTTTTTACGCTATCTCTGGTAATTTACGCTTTACGCTCTTTTTTAAAGACCACTTCCTTCTTACGGGACCTACCATATTCCTTGTAGCCCACGCTCGATAAGAACTCAATGATATCTTTGGCACGCTTCTTGTGTCCTTCGTTCTTGTGTTCTATCTCAACATTCAGCACAGCATTGTTATTGATCAATGTTTGCTCCCCACCTAGCAATATGTCGTACTCACTGCCCTGTGTGTCTATCTTGATGAGATCCACATTGGTCAGGTTATAGTCGTCTAACCTCTTTATAGGTAATATTGTTTTCTTCACTTCGCTTTCAAACACCTGGTCCCTGTAGAAACTGTGTGCCCCAGAGGTTGTCAATGATGTGTAGAATTCTCGAGTTTCCTCTTTGCTACCTAAACCTACTTCGTGCAGTGTGAAGTTAGAGTGCATCTTTAGATTCTCTTTTAAGCATTCGATGTTGGATGATTCGGGTTCAAAAATTATCACGTTATCGAATCTCTCACAGAAATCCCTACTCCAGAATCCTAGGTTGCCGCCTATGTCCACCGCCGTGCGGAACTGTTTCACTTGAAAGAGTGCATACTCTCTCTGCAATCTTTGATAGGTTTTTTCATTGTTGATTTTCATCCACTCCTCGTAGTGGAGATCATAATCTGGCAAGAACCAGTCGTAAACTTTTTTCACTATTGCTCCTCGTCGGAATGTAACTCGTTGAGTAGTTGTCTCAGTTTGCCTCCCTCGACAGTGGCTTTCACTTTTCCTATTGTGTCACCTTTGGTAGGATCTGGCACACTATCCCTTGCATCAGTTGGTGTGTCTCCTCCTGATACTTTAGAAGTTTTCTTTAGATTATCATAGATTGTACTTCTCTGTTTGTCAAACTGTTTGTATTCTGGATCATCCGCCAAGTCTCTGATACGTAGGCTATCTACATCAAACTCTAAGTCTACCTTTTGTCCAACACCAGAACTCGATCTTGTTTTCATAAACTGTATCTGATATCTACCACGTTCTTTCATTGCCCTCGATGTGAATATACCTATCACGTTGTCAGCAGTTTGTATCTTGGATAGTCCACCTGAAATATGAGAGTGATCAAACTCGATCTCTTCAACAGATGCCCTGTTTAACTGTGATGCTGTGGCCAACACGCACTGTTTCTCAACAACCAAGTTCCTCAGTTCCTCGGATACGTACTTGTCCTTGATGAACAAATCCGCTGGTGATATCTTTTTACTCTTTGGCATCATTAGATCCAAGTAGTCTATCAGTATACAATCAACTTTCTTCTTGTTCTTGAGTTCTAGTTCCTTTAGATACGTCCTCACGTCAAGCACATTGCTACCACTTGGCAAGTATTTGATCTGTAAGTTTCCTGCTTTCTTCTTCAACATCTTGACCTTCATCTCAACATTCTCTATCTCAGGGAACACTTTTTTAGTTGGAATGTTGGTCATCATGGCATCTAGTCTCATGGCAGTAAGTTGCTCAGATAATTCAAACGATATGTAACAAACGTTCAGACCAGCCAGTGCCCAGTTCACCGCAAGATTCTGCAAGAACAAACTCTTACCTGCGCCTGATCCACCTGCA